GGAGCGGATCGGGCTGGATGCCGCCTGGGGTGAGCACGAGGACGTCGGTCGAGTTCGGACGGAAGGCCGAGTCGAACTGGGACTGGCCGAGAAATTCGACGATCGCGCCGAGCCGCTTCGGCCAGAGCACCATCGACGCGGAGAGGCCGTAGAGGGCTTGGCTACGAAGGGAGTGCGGGATGTCGAAGTTGAGCCCGGCGCTGGCGTCGAGTTCGGCGCGGCGGCTCCCGACGGCGAAGGGATAGGCGACGTCGAGGCCAGGGGTGATCCAGGTGTCGCCCGTGCCATGAAGCTGCATCAGATCGCCAGTCGGAAACTGGAGTTCGAGCGTGGCGGCGGCGTGCCAGGGCGCGGGGACGGAGAGGCGCACCTTGCCGCGCAGGACGAGATCGCCGATGCCGGTCGACTGGACGGGCTCAAGGGTGCCGCCGAGGGTGGGCGCATCGGCAACGCGGGTAAACGCACCGCCGGTCGGGCCGGTGGCGGCGACGACGCGCGCGGTCGTCGCGAGATCGAGGCGGTCGGCGACGACGGGCAGGACGAGCGAGACGTCCAGGGCGTCCGTGATGCCGTAGCTGACGGCGAGGGCGACTGCCCAGACGTGGAGGTCGAGGGTGTAATGCAGGCGGACACCCAGCAGGGCGGGACTGGCGGGATGGGCCGTCGGGGTGCGCCGGGTGACGACGGGGGGCGCGGTGAGGCCGAGGCCGCTGAACGGGGCACCCAGGAGCGAGCCTTGGGCGAAGCTCCGTTGCGAGATGACGTTCAGGTTGGTGACGCCCCGGCCGAGGGTCTCGGCGTGGTCCAAGAAGATCGGGCCGAGGGTCGACTCGCTGGAGTCGATGGCAGCGGTGCCAGCGAGGGCGGCGCTGGTCGTCGAGCGGAGCGACGGCGCGGTCAGCAGGGTGGCGACGTGACCAGCGAAGGTGGTGAAGGCGCGCGCGGGGCGGAGCCCAACGCGCTCCTGCGCGTCGCCCAGCGTGCCGACGATCGTGCGGGCGGAGACCATCGCAGCGCTACCAACTATACCTATTGATATGCAGATGAATAGGCATAGGGCGCGCACGTCAGGGCGCGGCGTGGAGGTGCGGCAGGAGAGCGGTCAGGACCCAGAGTGCGAGCCCGGCCGCGACGAGATTCAGGCGCGGGATCGGCGCCTGCGCGGCGGCGAGGACGAAGCAGAGGAAGGCGAGGAGCAGGAGGATGACCGAGACGATCGCCATGGGACCCTCCTTCTGAGTGATAATTAACTAGCTAGCAGGTTTACTGAGAGAAGACGCGCTCGCCCATGTTCGGCTGGCGGCGCATGTCGTGCAGGCAGGCGAGGATTTGATCGATCGCGGCGGTGCCAGAGTAGCCCTGCGCGGCGGCGACCAGGGCAACGAACTGCTGGACTTCGTCGAAGAGGTTCTTGCCGCGCTGGATCGAGGCGCGGCTGTCGAAGTCGTCGCCCCCCGCGTTGCGGAAGGTGACGCCAGAGCCGCCGACGTCCTGCGCTTTCACGTCGGGGGTCGTCCAGGTGCCTGTCGCGGTGATGACTGCGGCCATCGTCGTTACTCCTTCTTTTCGTAGTCGTCGTCGATGTCGTCCTCGGGCGGGTCGGGCTCGGGATCGGCGAGCGGATCGTCGTCCTCGGGCTCGGGTCGTTTACACGCTAGGTCACCGGGCGCATGAGGAATCCATAGACCGGGTCCCAGCCACCGATCATCGACGGCGGCGTCGGGTCCGAGGGCGAGGCTGGCGCGGGAGCGGTCGAGGGGCGTGGCGTCGCCGGGGACGGGGAGACGCGAGACTCCCACCACGCCGGCACCCGGTAGACCTGGTTCCCCGTCAGTGGGTCGATCAGGTCGCCCTGGAAGTTGGCTGGCGCGTTCGAGACTGCCATCGGGATGCTCCAGCGCTAGCAGAGGACCCTGATGACCAGGACCCTGATGCGTGGGGGGAAGGAAACGGTCTGGAAGTCGGAGGGACAGTTGGCGGCCATCGTCGTCCATCATGTCGCCGCGTCCTGGTCGTCGGACGGCTTCGGCGCGTAGGGGTTGTCGGGGATCAAGCCAGAGAGTTCGACGCCTTCGGAGCCGGCCGCCTTGCCGGTCACCTCGGCTTCGGCCTTCGCGAGCTGATCCATCCAGTCGGCCTCCTCCGACGCGCCGGCTTCCTTGCGCTGGCGGGCGGCGGTGACGGCCTCGACGAGGGCCGGGATGCGCTGGGCGAGAGGGAGTTGGTCGATGTTCCTCTCCATGACACTACCTCCCTAGAGAGCTAGCCGTGGGGAAGGCTAGGCTGCGAACGAGCGGGAGACGGCGGGCGTCTCGCGATTCATGAAGGCTTGGACGCAGGCGAAGAAGAGGGCTTTGGCCGGGTTGAAGCCGATGCCGTAGCCGTCGGCCATCGCCTGGACGAACTGGACGAGTTCGGCCAGGTCGGCAGACTTGAGCGCGTCGAGCTGCATCTTGTCGGCGTGCGGGACGTTCGCCGAAGTTTTGCTCATGCGCGTGAAGTCCAAGTTGAGCGGCGTCCAGGTGCCGGTTGCCGTGATCGTGGCCGCCATACGTGTGCTCCTTTCGTGGTTGCTAATAAATGGCGATGGTAGCGTTCTTGCGCCGGAAGGGTAGCATGCTTTATCGTGATGGTCGAGGGGGGCCACGCCGCGCGCGTGGATGGCGTCCAAGCGGGCGAGCGCGAGCGTCAGGATGACGGCGCGCTGCCAGAGGGCCGAGAGGATGACGTGCGCGGTCACTGGCCGACGCGCCCCCACCTCCGCGTGGCATGCCGGCACGACATCACCTCACCGCGACGCCAGTCGACCGGCTCCCCATGTGTCGTGTCACTGGCCGGCGAAGAGGGCGGCGCGCTGGGCAGCGGCTTGCTGGAGGGCGCGGACGGTCGCCTGGACGGCGTCTTCGCCGATGCCCGCGTGCGCCGCGAGCCACTGCATCATGGCGCTCCGCATCGCGTCCATCTGGGAGGCGCCGCGCCGGGCAGTGCCACTGTCACCCCCGGAGGCGGTCGGGAACGTCGTCGCGCCGGCTTGGCCGAGGGAGGGCGCGGCGGGCTGGCCACCGACCGGGACCGAGGTCGCGGGGGTGCCGCCAGGGTAGAGCATCTGGCTGCCGCCGGGGTAGGTGCCGGGTGTGGCAGGTTGCGCCGTCTCGGGCGTGCCGCCGGGCATCAGCAGCGTCGAGCCACCCGGGTAGGCAGAGGGTGCGGCGCCCATGCCCATACCCATGCCGCCCGACGGGGCGGGAGCGCCTCCACCGCCGTAGAGACCGCCACCGCCCATCACGGGAGCGCCGCCGGAGAGCCCGGAGAGCCCCGAGAGGACGCCCGTGCCGAGGCCGGCGCCGAAGCGGGCGAGGCCGGGGAGCATGGCGCCCGAGAGCCCGCCGCCGAGGCCGAGGCCGCCGCCGCCGAGCGCCGAGCCCCCAGGGAGCATAGAGAGTAAGTAGTTTAAGTAGTCCATTTGGTTACCTCATTGAAAAGAGGGGCTCCTCGCACCCCCGCAGCCTGGCTGGCGACACGGACGATCGGTGGGACAGGCTGGCCGGGGACCATCCCCGGCATGTGCGACGGAGCCCCCCTCCTCGCGCTCATGCAGCGTGACGGGAGGTCCTGCATGAGAACGGTCATTGTGAGTTAGCATTGTTAGCTAACTTACAGGCAGTCGAAGACCGCTTGCTTGAAGAAGCCAGGGTTGGCCGACGAGACGCCCGTGAAGCGGCCACCACCTTCGAGCGTTGGAATGCTCGCTGAATAGGTGTCATGCGCCAACTCCCAGTAAGCCATCTCGTCGGCGAAGATCGCTGTGAGGGTGTATTGACGCAACTGATCGGCGCCCTGCGCGACGCCGATAATCTCGCTGCCGATCGTCGGGTACTTGAGGCGCGCGAAGTTGTACTGGAAGGGGAGTGGCTCTATCTCGACGGGGAGGTGTTCTTCTATGAATTTAATTCGTCTGACTAACTCGGCGGCGCCCTCGCTGTCGTTGAGTCCCTGCTTGCGGGAGACGAAGGCGATCGTGGAGCCGGGGAAGAAGCGCGCGAGCCAGCAGTGGAGGCCGACCATTGTCCAGCTTACTAACACTCTACGTGACTTGGGAACGAGGAGCCGCTTCTCGCGGAGCCAGGTGACGCAGAGGTGCTGGATGAAGTTGCGGCAGCCGTGCCCGCAGGCGCAGGCGCCGTCGTCGAAGTCGGGGAAGCGGCGCACTTGCTGGGATGCCTGGTCGAGCGTCCAGACGCACTCGACGAGGAAGGCGTAGGGATCGGTGCGGTAGCGGTCGCTGGAGGACTTCTGGACGGCGCGGAGCCGAGCGCGTGCGCGGAGCGCCATCTCCTCGGTGCCGGGCA